AGTTGGGGGCGCTCAGATTGCTTCAGTTTGGTACGCAGATATTTCTTAGGAATGCACAATAAGAGCATTAAAGAATTTCACCGCCCAAACCCTGAAGAAACTTTTAATACTTCGTGGGACGCTAATCAGCACTGGAGCTACACCGATAACGGATTTGAAGCTATGCCACACGGGAGTACACCACAGAATAACGACATCTTCGGGGTAGCTCTTCGAGGGGGAAAGAACATCAATCATCTTGCTGTAATGGTTGATGCCACTCAAAACCTGATTCTCCATAATATCGGGAAAAATAGACGTAGCCGCATAGATAGATACGATGATAGCTGGCGTAAGCTAGTTGTTCCTAATGGACATGGGCGGCTAATACAAACCAGCTAATGATTATCTTATACCTGTTAAAAACTATTAATACCGTACCTAGTAAAACGCCCTATGTCCCTAACTAAAATAGTTCTTTGGGGTGAACTTGGTGAGGCTTTTGCCCCTGAAACGAATGGGGAATTGCTTGCTGATGTGGCTACTCCAAAAGAGGCAATTAACTTCCTTTGTGCCAACTTTCCCAGCTTTAAGAACCATGTTTTATCTCAGGACACCTGCTACACAATGACCTGTACTGGGGACAACTGGGAAAAGGAGATAACGCCCAGTACACCCGGATATCAGAGCTTTCCGATTCAGGGAAAGACCCTAACTATTACGCCAGTTCTTGCAGGTAGTGGTGAAATTTTTGGGCGGGTGTTCTCTCCTATCCTAATGATCGGCGCTGGGCTGTTAACTGGTAATACAGCGCTGATCATTGGTGGGGTTGTCCAGGGGCTTCAGTCGTTACTATTTGGGTATCCCAAAAAGCCGTCAGAGGAAGAGCGATCAGTGAACTTTCAAGGTGGTTCACCCCGTACAACAGAAGGAACACCAATAGCGATCGCCATTGGCTCTAAAGTATTTGTTCGGGACGTGATGGTTATTTCTTACGAAATTGTAAGTGAGTATTCCAAAACTTCTAAATCAGGGGGAGGTAAATAGATGGGTTTTGGAAAGAAAAAAAGCAATAAAGTAACAGGGACATCTAAAGATTTTGTCCGTGGCTTGGTGGCTATTTGTGAAGGGGTAGTTGAGGGGTTTCCGGGTGGAGCGCAAGATATCAAGCTTAACGGAACACCATTACAAAACGCGGATCTCAGCTTCAACTTTGAAAATTTTATCTTTGAGTTGCGAACAGGCACATCGACGCAAGAACCTTTCCCCACGGGTGTTGGTGAGATTAGTATAGAGAATACTGTCAATCAACCCGTAACCAATGCTATATCGGTAACTCAGACCGTGGTAAATGCTGAGATGACGGCGCTTCGGGTGCGGCTTGCAGTGCAACTTGATAAAAAAGGCAAACAAGAGAGCGTCCGCTTAAAGATTTTCATTAAAGAGGGCGCAGGGGCTTTTGTCGAGGTCACAGATCAAACAATCAAAGGCAGATATCCGGCTTTCACTGTTTTTCAGTATGTCTTCCAGGTCGATCCGACGGTCGATCAGTATAGCGTCAGGGTTGAGAAAATCTCAGCAGACATTGCCCCTGGAGATACCAGCGGACGGGTTCGCGATCTGCAATGGTTGACACTGACAGAACTAACGCAAACCCAGATAGCGTACATCAACACCGCCGTGATGTACTACAATTTTAACTCTGAATTATTCACATCAGATCCTGACATTGGACTACTTCTAGCAGGTAGTATTTTTCAAATCCCTGCTAATGCCACGATTGCAGCAGATAGGAATGATCGCGGGTTGACATTTGACGCCGGGTGGAACGGTACTTTCTATACACCAGAGATTGCAACTACAGATCCGGCGTGGGCTGTTTGGGCGTTGCTCACCCGTTCTAGAGAAAATGGCGGTTTGGGCTTTTCGCCGAGTGATATTAATAAATTCGACCTGTACTCATGCTCAGTTCACAACAATGAGCTAATTAGTAATGGGTTCGGTGGAACAGAAAGACGATATAGCTTTAACGGTCTAATAACTCAACAGCAGCAGACCTTAGAGACGATTCGGGCTATCTGTGCAACTTTTGCCACTAAACCCTATTGGGACGGATTGCAGCTTTGTTTCTGGCAACAAAAAACTGTTGTAGCTATCCCCAGAATACTAAGTAATGCAGATGTGAAAGATGGACTTTTTACTATGTCACAAGGCGAGTATCAAGCCATTACGACCGCCTGCAAAGTCTGGTACACGAACCCCAGTAACGAGTACGAAAACTCTCCAGAATTAGTAGAGATACCAGAATCAATCGCCCGGTATGGGTACTTTCAGGAAGAGTTCACAGCACTAGGAGTAATATCGCGAGGTGCGGCTATTAGGGCGGGGCGTAGGGTTTGTTACTCTTCCCTCCCTCGATACAATAAACAAATCAGCTTTGATTGCCGTCCTTACGCCGTATACTTTAAGCCCGGTGAAGTCGTACAGATAGCCGACTATGGCAGAAACAGGCAAAGAAAAGCAGGATTAGTCATATCTGCAACACTGGACACCGTGACCTTAGATGCAGAGGTGAATATTACCAACGACCCCATAAAAACTATTTTTCTAACCCTAACTTCTGGTGGGATTATTTACACGGAGCAACGAGACATTACTAATGCTGTTGGATTTACCAATTTAATAACCTTTACCCCGTCCCTCCCCTCACTTCCAGAGGTACACTCAACTTGGATGATTGTCGATGGTACAGTGCCTATTTATCAGTACCAGATTTTAGCAATTGAGCCAAATAAAGAAAACCCTCTTTTTTATTCAATCACTGGCAAATCCTACGCCTCTGATCTAGAAGATCGGATCGAGAATGGATGGAAGATTGAACCCCTGCCATTGCCACCTCAAGCCCCTGCTGTGATTGCGCCGCCTGCAAACTTAACCATTGAAATAAAAAATGGTGGGGATTTAGACATCTCATGGGATCAGACCTCCCCATATGCCAGTAGCTACATAGTTGAGACTCGCGCATCATTGGACGATGAATGGGGCGATAGGCAGGAGGTCACAAGTACATCTTTATACGAAGTAGATGGGGCGCTAGAGGCGGGTGGCTATTACATACAGGTTGCGACAGTAGGAACAAATGGCGTTGTTTCAGCATGGGTAGAAACTTTTGTAGAACAAACTGATCCGCCAGTCCAGCCATTAGTGCGACGGACTGAAACAGTAACCATTGCTGACACGATTTTGCCAGGGGAAAACTACACAATAAGTGCTGCATTAAATGTCAGTCTGTTCTTGCTTAAAGTCACTTGTCTTGTTCCTATCAGACTGAGAATTTATTACAGTGCTGCTGCTAGGCTAATTGACTTAAGCAGGGGTGCAGAATTTATCAACTACCCAAACAACGGGCTATTGACTGAATGCTATCCCGACCCGGTATACAACGCTAACCCGGCTACGCTTATGTACAGCATCGTTGGAGGGGATACGGAATATTTTGCAACAATCACCAACTTAGGAGGCGCTTCTATCAGCAACTTTGCAATTGATTTTGAATACTTACCTTTGGAGATTTAAATGGTAAATAATGTTGGTGGACTTTTCCCCATTGGATATTTACCTACGGCGGCTGTAGACCGATTAGGAGTGGTTAAAGTTGGCGACGGGTTAGAGATTCTCGATGGGTTGCTATCAGCTAAAGCCGTTGTAGAAAGAAAAATATTTACACTAATTACCCCGTCAATAGAAGCTGGGCAAAACCTGCAAACATCACTAGAAGTTGAACAGGATTTTTTCATCATTCAGGTCACTACTAACGTAGCAGCACGGGTTAGGGTTTACGCTGGTGCTGCTTATCAAGCTGCTGATGTAGCACGTGGTTTGATTTCCAATAGTCCGGCGACTAATTACCCTACTGGAGATCATGGGCTATTAGCTGAGGTCAGAACTGCTGCTGCTATTTTGACTATCACGCGATCGCCTATTAGCATGATTTCAGTTTTACCCGCTTCTAAGATTGTGCCTATTACTGTTACTAATCTGTCTGCTGCGGCTGCTATCGTTACTGTTCAATTTATTACTTTTCAACTGATTTAACACTATGCCAAATGCTGTAATTACAACTCAAAACTTTACCGGGGACGGCACGCAAGCCTTCTTCCTTGCTCAATTATCTACCGCCATGCAACTCTGTGGCTTTACTCAATTAGCTATATTTGTACACGATGGGACTAACAGGGCTGGTGTATGGCAGTTCGATACTAATCCATCAGCTACTTATGGAAAGATGATCGTAGAAGCAAGATTTAATGCCGCACTTTCCATAGCTATTGGCGGGTATAGCGCATTTAATACAGGTACTAATACAGGCACTGACTACCGCCAGTTTGGAAGTCTTTGGTCTAACGGCGTTTCCTTGTCTGGTTCTTTCACTATTTACACTTGCCAGCATCCAGAGGTCAGGGGATGTGCGCTCGTGTCTGGCGGTAGTGCGAAGCTATTCCTGGGATATTTTCGCCCCCCTTTGCCTGCTTATTGGGGTGATGCCGCTCCTTTCGGGTTTGTCCCTAATATCACAAGTTCTTTTGGGGGCTGGAGTACAGAAGCAGCAGGCACTGTATCAGCTT